GGATAAGTTCAAGCCACAATTTGATCGTTCCATCCCTGGTGTAGCCGATCCTAAGACTGTAAATAAGTTCCATGAAAAAGATGACCTAGATAGTAGTGACGATGCGCATCACCACACATTAGGACCTAAGCACAATCAGTCTGCTGCTGGTGACCATAACCATAATGGAACTAACTCAGTTCAGCTTCTTAAGGGAACTACAATTACAGGAGCTAAGGGTGGTAACGTTGCACTAGCTAGCGTAATTGCCGCTCTAGTTAAATTAGGCGCCACTGACTCGACGACGGCATAATGGCTAAAAAAGATGACGCTTTTAGCTTCAAGGACTTTGCGCTTGGCCTTGCGGAAAAGGTCCAAACGCAGGCAACTAGACCAAACATTCACGGATATATCCCACACGATAAACAAGTGCAATTTCATTCGGCTTCTGGGCGACACCGGTTATATATCGGAGGAAACCGTTCTGGAAAAACAACTGGAGGAATTGCAGAGGACATTTGGTGGCTTACCGGTAGGCATCCTTATAGGCAGACTCCACAAGGTGGGGTTAGAGGCCGCATTGTGGGAGTTGACTTCCTTAATGGAATCGAGAAAATCCTAAAGCCTGAGTTTATGCGCTGGTGCCCTGTAGCCGATCTTCGTGGTGGTACTTGGTCAGACGCTTATGATACTCAAGAAAGGACCCTTCATTTTGAGAATGGGTCCTTTGTTGAATTCATGAGTTATGACCAGGACGTTGATAAGTTTGCAGGTACTAGCCGACACTTTGTGCATTTCGATGAGGAACCTCCGCAGGATATCTATATTGAATGTACTGCGCGTCTTATTGATACCAAGGGTTCATGGTGGATGACTCTTACCCCTGTTATGGGTATGGAGTGGATGTATGACGATATCTATATCCCTGGTATGAATAATCCTCAATCTAGTATTTCTGTAATTGAAGTAGAAATGTATGAGAACCCACACCTTGGTAAGGAAGAGATTCAAGAGTTCTTGGATTCTCTACCCGAAGAGGATCGGGACGCACGTATTAGGGGTAAGTTTACCCGTCGTGGTGGTATTATTTACAAGGCATTTAGCAAGACGCATATTATTGAACCTTTAAGTGAGATTCCGCAATCTTGGGAATTATACGCTTCAATGGATCATGGGTTTAATAATCCCACTTGTTGGTTGTGGCACGTAGTAGATCCTGACGGAAACATTATCACTTTCATGGAACATTATGAACGTGAAATGACTGTGGAGGAACATGCTAGCCAAGTACATGCTATCAACAAAGCAATTGGAAGAGAACCGGGCCTTTATATTGGAGATCCGGCAATTGCACAACGAAGCGCACATACGGGATCGTCTATCCAAACTGAATACGCACAATTTGGAATATACATTACCCTTGGTTCCAATGAAGTACTCAACGGTATCAATAAGATCAACACCTATTTGGCGTACGGACCTGGCAAGCCGCCACGTTGGCATGTAACTAGTAACTGCGAAAACCTTATTAAGGAAAAGCAGAAGTATCGCTGGAAAACTTGGTCTAACAAGAAGTCCGAGCGACAGAACAATGCGTTTGATGTTCCGCATAAGAAGGACGATCATGCGTGTGACGCCGAGCGGTACTTCTTTACAATCATGCCTGATTTGACTCCGTACAAGAGAATAGAAGAGAAGAAACTTCCTCAGACTGTGGATTACGAGGAAGTTATGAAGAGGGTCGTCATGGACACTAATCTCAGTAAACCTGTTTCTGTAGCCACTGATTGGCATGTAGAAACTGCGGATGAGTTCATGGGTGGTGAATGGTAGGGTATTGACCCACTCCTGTAGCCTTGTAGTTAGAGACTCTTCTGATCAGAGAGGTAATGATGACTGTCGAAAGTCCTGAGTACGCTAACTCTCAGAACCATGATATTGATGGTGATAAGTTAGTGGTTAAGCTCTACGACGCTAATAAGGGTAAGACCCCTCGTACTGGTGGTCCTTATTTAGATGAGGTTCAGGCTGAGCAGGCTGAAATTCAGCGTGCTAAGGTAGAGGGACGCGAGCCGGATTTAGATAATCCTGGCCCGACTGCTTCTACGGTTTTAGTTCCGGCTTCGCAGTTAACCGAGCGCGATGTAGATAAGTCGCACTACGCTGATACGTTAGCTATTGAGAACGAGCCGGTTACTACTTATGTTGCGGATACTTCTGATCCGTTCCTGGGTGAGCCAGATCCGCGACAGGCTGACTGGGATAATGACTCGGATAAGATTAAGGCGCTCCAGGGTGGCGTCTTAATGCAGGAGCTTGAGGCTAAGAACAACACTCCTGATCCTGAGCCTAAGAATGATGATTACGAAGTTTAATGACTGAATCGATTACAACGTACGCGCAGCTTGAAAGTTCCCGGATTCGCATTTTAGATGCTCCTATCTTAAATCCGGGAACTTGCGCGTTATGTGGTGCAAGTCGAACCGATGATCGTAAGTATGTAGATTTTGGTCTTACAGTAGATTATGTTGGAGTAATCTATTTTTGTACCTTCTGCATGACGGAACTTGCGAATCGTGTTGGCTGTGCAACTGCTGAGCAAACTAAGAAACTAGAAGATGAGCTGAATTCGGCTCGACAAGCTATTTTAGATTTCCAAGCTGAAAAGGCAGCCTTAGATGACGCTATTAGTACTCTGCGTAGTACTGGGCTGTTCAGTGGTACTGATCTTAGCCCTATTACTAATCCTGCGAACCCTCCTGTCGCAGAATCAGGAAATATCCAAGACGTTGTCTCAGCAGAATCAAAGTCTAATCGATCTAATAAATCGACAAAACAACCTGATTCTGAGCAAGGATCCGTTAGTATTCCAAAATCTGGAAGCGATGACTTCACCTTCGGTCTCTAATCCTGGCGTAGTAAATATGTCGGATTTAGAAGAGGCTGAGCGTTGGATGCAAGAACACGGTGGGCTAATGGAAGTTGGAGAGGAGATTTATGACCCAGATGGTTACGCCGCCACCCAACGGCTCTTTGGGCCAAATTCCTCTTGAGCTACAGCAGACACAACTTTCGCCCAAGGATGCAGAGAAGTTAGCTCGGTATGTAAACGAGAATTACTCTAAAATGAAGTCAGCCCGCTCGCAATTTGAGCGACAGTGGTATTTGAACATGGCATTCTATTTTGGTAAGCAGAATGTTGTTCATCGTAATATTTCTGGTACTGGATATCGCCTAGTTGTTCCGCCAGCCCCTCCGTGGCGTGTCCGTATGGTTATTAATAAGATTCGGCCTATTGTTCGCCGAGAGCTTGCTAAGTTAACTTCACAGAAGCCTAGTGCTAGTATTGTTCCTGCTTCTTCAGATGACGCTGATCTGTTTGCTGCTAATGCTGGTGAACAAATCTGGGAATCTATGTACTATGGGAATGATATCAAGGCTACACTTAAGGAAGCTGTCTGGTGGACTCTAGTCTGCGGTACTGGATACATTAAGACTTATTGGGATAATAACAAAATTGTACCGGCAGGTATGGATGAACCTCCATATCAGGGCGATATTTGTTTTACTCCCGAGACTCCTTTCCATGTATTTATTCCTGACCTTCGTGCCACTAAGATTGAAGATCAGCCTTATATTATTCACTCTTCCACTCGCTCGCCCGAATGGTTGAAGCAACACTATAAGACTGCATTAGATGGTAAGGACATTCAACCTAATGTTAAGGGTGCAAACGAGCTATTAAATGATGCATTCCTCAATTTAGTTGGTGGAAGCTCATTTGATAATGACTCGGTACTTGTTCATGAAATGCACGTAAAGCCTGGCGCGCACCCTGACTATCCCGAAGGTGCTGTTATTACAGTCACCGGGGATCAGGTAATTCAATTCTTACCTATCTTCCCTTACGATCACGGACAATTTTGTATCACTAAGATTGATCACATTCCTAGTGGTAAGTTTTACGCTACATCTGTGGTTGAGGATCTTATTCCCATTCAGAGGGAATATAACCGCACTCGTAGTCAGATTGTTGAAGCTAAGAACCGTATGGCTAAGCCTCAACTCCTGTCGCCGCTTGGTGCTATTAATGTTTCCAAGATGACGACAGAGCCTGGGCAGGTTATTGAATATAAGCCTGGATTTAATCCTCCTACACCTCTTCAGCTACAACCTCTCCCGAACTATGTTCTGAATGAGGTTCAACAATTAACAGCAGACTTTGACGATATTTCAGGACAACATGAAGTAACTCGGGGTAACGTACCACCTGGCGTTACTGCGGCAACAGCTATTTCCTATCTGCAAGAGCAAGATGATTCTATGTTAACTCACGAGGTTGACTCTATTGAATCTGGCATGGAAAAGATTGCTAAGCAAGCTCTTGCTTTAGTGGGACAATACTGGGATACTCCTAGGACCGTTAAGATTACCGGTGTTGATGGTTCCTGGGATGCTATGATGTTTAAGGGTGCTGATCTTAAGGGCAATACAGATATTCGTATTGAAGCCGGATCGGCTCTGCCAACATCTAAGGCAGCTAAGCAAGCTCTTATTACTGACTGGATGAAGCTAGGATTTATTCCGCCTGAAGAAGGTATGCAAGTACTCGAAATGGGTGGACTCGTTAAGCTTTATGAGCGGGTGCAAATTGACCAGGCTCAGGCTAGGCGAGAAAATCTTAAGATGCAAAATTGTCCTGATGAACTTATTCAGCAAATGTTTGCACCGCCTACAGACCCAACCACAGGCGAACCCCTCCCGCCTGAGGCATATATGATTGATCCTATGTCAGGTAAACCGCAGCTTCCTGAGCCGGTTATTCCTGTTAATACCTTTGATAACCACGCTATCCATATTGATATTCACAACCGCTTCCGTAAGTCCCAGGCGTTCGAGCAACTTGATCCCCCTCATCAAATGTTGTTCGAGATTC